ATAAAATATATTCAAGACCTATTAGAGATGATAGAGTTGGGTTTGTTGTTGTATGGCGATGAAATTCATGAGGAAAAATTTGATATTATAAATCGTGTCGGGCATATCTATGTTTGGCAAGAATTAGAAGAATTAAGAAATAAAAATGAACCCATGTCTTGAATTATAGAGATCAATCACTATAATCTCCTATAACGATCCGAAACTCAAGGATTGTTATCAACCCTTCTAGGAGATTATATTCCACAATGACAAACGAAAGCCAAGTTGTAAAGGTCGAAAAGTATCTTCGTAAGTTCGCTACCAAGGGCCGTTCCGTCTCGGTCGGCAAGATCGCAGCCGCTGCCAATATCAATAAGGAAAATGTGTACCGGCGTGTCTATGATCTGAAGAATGACTACAATCTCAATATTCAGAGCTTTCAGCGTATCAATGGTAAGACCCGACAGGTCGAAACTGCATATTCGCTGGCTGCGTAAAAATATACGGACAAACCCATAAAACGTGATTTTTGGAATCTATATAGTTTTGATTCCTCAAGCCACGTTTTATGGGAGAGTTTATGCAAATCTCGATCAAGTCTGATGACCTAAGAAAAGTAAAGCTATTTGTTGCCACCCCAATGTACGGGGGTCAATGTTTCGGTCTCTATATGAAGTCGTCTCTAGACCTACAGAGCATGTGCTGGCAACATGGCATTGATCTACGTTTCTCATTTCTATTCAATGAGAGCCTGATTACAAGGGCAAGGAACTACCTTGTAGATGAATTCCTTCGTTCCGACTGTACACATCTCTTATTCCTCGATTCTGATGTTCACTACAATCCCCAGGACATTCTGGCCCTGATAGCCCTGGACAAGGACATTATCGGTGCCCCCTACCCCAAGAAATCCATCAACTGGCGTAATGTCAATGCTGCGGCTGTCCGAGGATATGAAAATGCTATCCAGGCTCATAAAGAGGGTAAAGAGTTCAAGTTCGATGTGGGTCAGTTAGAAAGTCTTGTCGGTGAATATGTCTTCAACCCGGTGCCCGGAACAACCCAGTTCAAGGTAGTCGAGCCTCTAGAGGTTCTAGAGATCGGCACTGGTTTTATGATGATCAAACGCCACGTTTTCGACAAGTTCAAGGCCGAGTATCCACATCTGAATTATAAGCCTGATCATGTGGGACAGAATAATTTCGATGGTTCTAGATATATTCATGCATACTTCGATACTGTGATTGATCCTGATACCCATCGATATCTCAGCGAGGACTATATGTTCTGCCAGTACTGGCGGGCGATTGGTGGCTCAGTATGGTTATGCCCCTGGATGAAAACCCAGCATTTGGGTACTTATGCATTTAGTGGTGATATGAATAAGGTGGCAGAGCTAACTGGTAACTTGTGAAAAGCACACTTTTGATTATGTAGCCAATTGAGAGGAATAACATATGTTGATGAGCTATAACAATGATCGTAGGTCTATCTGGTTTTCTTGATTCGGGAAAAGGTACAGTCGGTGATATACTAAGGGATAAACATCGTTTTGCGAAGAAGTCCTTTGCCGATCCTCTTAAAGACGTGGTGTCTACAATATTCGGTTGGAACCGGGCTTTACTGGAAGGCGATACCAAGGACAGTCGAGAGTTTCGAGAACGCAAGAGTAAGCGATGGAGTCAGAGATTTGGTTATGATGTGACACCCCGTCTTATGCTACAGAAGATGGGAACAGAAGGTGGTCGTGATGTTTTTCATCCTGACATTTGGCTTTATGCTCTTGAAGACCGAATTCAGCATGACACTAATGTTGTTGTGCCTGATGTTAGGTTTCCTAATGAAATCGCCTTCCTGAAACGACTAGGTGGGGTTACGATAAGGGTGAGGCGTGGTAATGAGCCTGTCTGGTGGGATACTGCTCTCGACCAGAATAAGAATAGGTCTTATTATGAAGATGCTCATGTGAAATGTCAGATGACAAAAAAATATCCTCATGTACATTTTTCCGAATGGGCTTGGATTGGTCAAGAGTTTGACTATATCATTGAGAACAATTGGACGCTCGATGCCCTGGAGAAAACTGTAGATTCTATCATAAAGAACTATCTCTAAGAGAGAAGTGTGAAATGAAAATATCCAAAGAAACTCTAAAAATGTTCAGGCATTTTATGAAGTTCAATCCTCATTTCCTAATCATCCCGGGAAATATCCAGAGAACCATGAAGACAGATTTCTCTGTTATTGTAGAGGCCGAATTTGAGGAAATCTTTCCAGAAGAATTTGGCATCAGTGATTTGGGTATTTTCGTCGGAAGCGTCCTGGCCCTGGGCGAGCCTGATCTGGCATTCAGTCCTGAGTTCGTTACAATTGGCGATGGACGTTCCCAGCTACAATTTCGGGCCAAGGATAAACGTGGTCTGATCAAACCTTCCTCTAAAGGTGTAGACCCCGAGAAGCTAGGCAAGGTGGATTTTAGCTTTAGTCTCAGCGAATCTACAATGAAAAAGATCATCGATATAGCCACCTTAAATGAACTGGAAAGTCTGACCCTGGTAAATAGTGGGGGGAAGTTTCGAATCAAGAGTTCCAGTTCAGGAAATAATAATAAGATATCTAATGTCTTTACCGTCGATATGCCCAAGGTCGAGGCCCAAGACTTTAATATCTTATTTCGAACAGAAAATTTGAGTGCCTGCCTGACCGATGATTACGAAATATCTGTTACCGAAAATGGTCAATCGGTCTTCCAAAACAAGAACAAGAAGATTAAGTACTACATAGCGCCAGAGCCATAGAGCTATGAAACTTATTCATCCTAGTATCATAACAACCATCTTCTGGCCTACAGTCCTCAACAAATATGGAAAGGAAAGAGTTGATTCGTACAATCGACTCATGTATAGGTACGCTTCACGCACTACCAAGGCAAGACGACACTGGTTAACTGCTGAACAAGACTTTTGCATCTCACTCACACTAAGGGAAAAATACTATGACGGTAACACCTAAGACCTATGTTGATATCAACTCTCTATCAGACACAGACAAGAAGCGGGTGAAGAAGGCCATTAGTGAAATCAATGATTCGCTGACCCGGGTAGCGGCCGAGCGAGACCAGCAGAAGGTTATTCTGGATGATATCGAAGAAGACCTGGGTGTTGAAAAGAAGCTACTACGAAGGCTTGCTAAGGCATACTTCAAGGCCAATTATTCCGAGGAAGTTGAGGCCGATGAACGGTTTGATACCTTCTACAATGGTATTCTGAAGGGAACGGTCTGATGACAGCAAATGAAGCAGATAATTTTGCAAATCGCCCAACGGTTTATTATAATGATATATCTGATGGAATGGTGAAGGGAAATCTTATCAAAATACTTGATAATGGTTATTTTCTCATTTGGTTTCCTGATAGTGGAAACTTTAGGAAAGTAAATTATGTATTGGTGACCACAAATGCTCCGAAATAATGAATGGCTCTGGACAGAAAAATATCGTCCTCTTAAGGTCGCGGAATGCATTCTTCCTGACCGCCTGAAGAAGCCATTTCAGGCCATCGTCGATTCCAAACAGATCATGAATATGATGCTGACCGGCAAGTCAGGAACCGGCAAAACGTCAGTAGCCATAGCCATGTGCGAAGAAGTGGGTGCGAATTACCTTCTCATCAATTCCTCTGACGAAAGGGGAATTGATGTTGTCCGTTCCAAGATTGTGGGGTATGCCGGGACAAAAACTATAGAAGGAAGTCAGAAGGTTATCATTCTCGATGAGGCCGATTCTATCACGGACGATGCTCAGGACGCCCTGAGAGGCACCATCGAGAAGTTCTCCAATAACTGTACCTTCATATTTACCTGCAACTATCCATCTAAACTGATGGATGCCATTCATTCCAGGTGTGTGCAGGTGGAATTCTCATTTAATAGAGAAGAAAGACCACTACTGGCTGCTCTATTCTATAGAAAGCTAGAACAAATTCTAAAGACAGAAGGGGTTGGATATGATAAGCTCGTTCTACAGAAACTTGTCGAGAAGAATTTCCCAGATTTCAGGCGAACTATTAATGAACTACAACACCTATGTCGTGGTGGCGAACTTAGTTCCTCTGCTCTTGCTGATATTATTGGGGTCAAGACCCTTCAGGAACTAGTGGGGTTTCTAAAAACTAAGAACTATAATTCGATACGAGAATGGGTGACCAATAATTCTGATGTCGAGACCAGAAGAATCTTTCGGGCCATATATGATTCTCTCAATAGGTTCTTAAAGCCCGAGAGTGTTCCTCAGGCCATAGTCATTCTTGGTAAATATCAGTTCCAGGCCGCATTCGTGTCAGATCAGGAAATCAATCTCGATGCCTGTCTGGTCGAGTTAATGTTTGACTGCGAGTTTCGCTAATGAAACTCTTAAGACTTCCTGCCCTGGACCTGCAACAGAGTGCTACTTATCGTTTCGACACACCCAACAAGGATTATTGGGCACTATACTATCTTTGTTGTGGTGTCTGCGCAAACATGGTTCATATGGAATTGAGAGATGACCACTAAACTAAAGAGGGCTTGTCCCACATGCGGTGCTGATACACAAAATCTTCATTGGGAAGAAGATCATACTTGTCCATACCAAGAAGATATAAACGACGACTATGAAACCCTTTGCAATTGTTGTAATAATTGCCAACATGAATGTTTAATGGACATATGACCACTAAGAACCTATTCAAAGATATCATTCCCTCGATCATGACCACTGGTAAGGTCGAGGTGACCGAGGACAATAAGAAAGACTATGTGCCCTTTGTCGTGAACAGGGCACTTTCCTTTCATTTAGATTGCCTTCTGGCCGCCAATGAGATGAACAAGCTTCCCGGCCTTGAACCCGTTATGCAATATCATTATCTGATGGGGTCAGTTCGTAAATACAAGAGGCCATTCAAGAAATGGTTAAAACGTGAAAAGAACGATAAGCTAAATAGTGTCAAGAAGTACTATAACTTTTCGACCGCCAAGGCTAAAGAAGCTTTATTATGTCTGACAGGTGAGCAATTAGATGAGATAAGAAAAGAAACAGAAGTGGAATAAATATGTTGGACATTAAGGAACTTGTCGAAGTTACCCTACCAGAGCCAGACTACTTTCTAAAAGTCAAAGAAACCCTTTCCCGAATAGGCGTGGCTAGTAAGAAGGACAAAACTCTCTACCAGTCTTGTCACATCCTTCATAAGCAAGGGAAATATTACGTCATTCATTTCAAGGAATTATTTCTGCTCGACGGAAAGCAGTCAGATTTTTCCGAGGATGATAAGGGCAGGCGTAATACTATAGCCAATCTTCTACATCAGTGGGAACTGGTCAATCTGGTAGACGAGCTAAAGTCACAGAATCCTGTCGCTTCCGTCTCAGAAATCAAGATCATTCCCTTCAAGGAAAAGCCTGATTGGAAGCTAGTTACCAAGTATAATATAGGAAAAACGCGAAAGGTGATTTGATATGAGTCTACACAACCCAACACTAGGGGTCTTTAAGCTAAATCCACAAGTCAATCTGCCCATATTTCAGACCGAGCAATCGGCCTGTTTTGATCTGTGCTATTCCCCTTTCGGTAAGAATTTTGTATCTGGGTTTGATCGATATAATAACCCGGTAACAAGAGAAATCAATATGACGACTGGCCGGTTTAGTATTTGTCCTTTCGACAGATTATTGGTTCCTACCGGCGTTATCTTTGATATACCGAAAGGTTACTCGGTCAGAATTCATGCCCGGTCGGGTCTTTCCCTTAAACAAGGTCTGGTCCTGGCCAATGGCGAAGGTGTCGTCGATAGCGATTATGTCGAGGAATGCTTTATAATGCTACTAAATATGTCAGAGAATACTCAAACTATCGATAATGGCCAGCGTCTTTGCCAAGCCGAGCTAATAAAAAATGGAAAATATACACTGTTAGAAACCAAAGAAAAGCCACAATTGAAAACTTCTCGTAATGGTGGTTTTGGTTCGACAGGAACAGGAGCAATAGTATGAATAATATAAAGTGTTCCAAATGCGGAAATTATCAACCATGTGGTCGCCCCACATGTCCTCGTTGGAAAGAAAGTGAAAAGAAAAATAAAAAACAAGATAAAGATGATGGTGGGAATGGGGATATGTTGGCTGTTCTTGCTGCAACCATGATAGTGACGAGTTTTTAGATGCCCGGTGCTCATCGCGAACAAGACGGACGCTATTGCCAGTCTAAAACCACAGTCACGGGGCAATCGACCGTCTTTGTGAATGGTAAGTTATGGGCAGTAGAAGGGGATCAAGAATCTCATGGTCAAGGAGAATTACAGGCCGAATATGGCCAGAAGAACATCTACATCAATAATAAACTGATCATATGTGCACCCGGGGATAAGGCCGGGGGTGATACTGAAAATCATCCTGTGGCACCTACAGACCCTTCTGAGGGGTCTTCTGACGTGATTGTATATGATGGTGGCGGTGGTGCCGGAACAGGAGCATAATTATTACAGGTAAATTTCTACTTCACGAAATCGTCAGATCAGGAAATGCCACGGCCAGGGTTAAGCAATTCGAGGTCGCTAATAATTTCATTGTCCTTATGGATATCAATGGAACGATAGGTGTGGGTTCTACTATTGTTGGTGATGAGTCAGGTGCCTCGATGACCCTGATATCGTTCGATGATGAGGCCACTAATTATGATCTCTATGTCTATAATCCATGGGCAGATATATTTCCTGTGGCCATCGTGCAGGATAATGGAGCATGGATCGCAGAAGATAGACATTTCACGGGTCTGTCCAGCCAAGATTATCAACCCGATTATGTTCTGGTGGAATCATGACCATAGCATTAGCAAACACATCATCAAGATGGACAGATGTAGCCAATGTTTATACCAGCATTGGTCATAACGTATATGCCACGTCCTGGGCCACTGGTTCATATGTTATAAAATATCTGTTTAATGATGTTGTTATCTACACTCTTGATGAGGCAGGAAATGCGAATTTTAAAGGAAATGTCAGTGCATCGGTAATTTCGGCTAATACCTTATTAGTTAGCACGTTAAATGTGTCAAATCTTGTGGTTGGTGGAAACACTATAACTTCTATACCAACAGATGTGGTTAAAAATAACTCAACCACATTTATAAATACAGGTTATACCGTTAACTCATTCAATGCAGCTTCTAATTTAGCAGCATTTGGCACATGGACACCAGACCCGGCCAATGGGAACTATCAGATCGCCAATACCAATGGGGCACTTATCATAGCAGCACCGGCCGCGAATTGTGCCATAGATGTTCTTATCATAAATGGTCCGACCACTGGTGCGATCACCTTTTCTGGCTATACTGTGGGGTCTACGACAGGCGATTCCTATACCACAACAGCAGTAAGTAAATTCATGCTTTCCATAAGAAAAATAGGAACTTGGGCAACATATGTATGGAAAGCTCTACAGTAAGGTGTTGACAAGGGTTCCATACTAGATTATATGATCTAAAGAATATAGGCCGCTGCGGGCGGGAGGTGTGGTCATCTCGGATGCCTCATAAGCATCAGAACTGTGTTCGATTCACAGGCGTCGCAACTTCAAAGAAGGTGAAATAATTATGTACGTCAATATCATCGGTTCCAATAATTCCCACCTCACCCTAGATTATCTGGCCAAGTACGGCAATGGCGATACCTTCATCGAGACAGGAACGTATCTAGGCGATACTGTTCAATTGGCTCTCGATGCCGGGTTCAAGACCATTCATTCGGTGGAAATCGATAATGAGCTATTCGCCACTGCCTTGAATCTGTTTAAGGACCGGCCCGAGGTTCATATCTGGCTGGGTGATTCTCTATATGAACTAGAAAAGATTTTATCTATAGTCGAAGGACCGGCCACCTTCTGGCTCGATGCCCATGCTTCTGGCGATCTTCCTGGCGGTAAGTCTGGCGGTTCTCCTGTTCTTGACGAACTCAGACTTATCGAAAAACATCCCTGCAAGGACCACACCATATTTATCGATGACCGACGACTATTCGGTTCAAAGGAATGGTCTGGTGTCAAGGAACAGGATGCTGTTGATATCATAGTAAAGATGGACCCCTTGTATAAAATATACTTACTCGATGGACACATTCCAAAAGATATTCTCTGTGCATCAAAGAAGGATGGTTTGTGATGATAGACTTATTCGCCGGGGCATTTATGTTGACTATAGCTTTCCCAGATTTACCTATAAGGCAAGCCGAAAATCCGTATGGCCCGAAGGAATTTAGCACATATCAGGACTGTATGACTGCTGGGTCTATATTGGCCACATGGATGTTTCAAACTTATTATTATGAGATAAGATGTTATAAAAAAGATAGTGGGAATGTTGTTAGTCTATGGAGTGGGGGCACGAGAACAAGGAAATAATATGAAATCAGCTACCGTCTTAACACCTACTATTGGACATGATACTCTTGGTAAATGTATTCAGAGTGTCGATAATCAAGATTACGAGAACCTTCAGCATCTAGTCGTTATCGATGGACCAGAATATTTCGATGCTGCTATGAACGAAACTATGATCTCTCATGAGAAAAGTAGAACACAATTTACAGTGACACCAGAAAACACTGGTGGAGTCTTCCCCGGCTATTATGGACATCGCATCTATGCAGCCTATCCCCATCTCCTCAACTCTGATTACATTCTATTTCTCGATGAGGACAATTGGTATGATCCCAACCATGTTTCCAGTCTTATTGAGTTATGCGAACGAAAAAACTATGATTGGGCATTCTCTCTTAGAAACATCTATACCAAAAACGAACAATTCCTAGACCCGGATTGCTGTGAGAGTATCGGTCTCTGGCCAATCTATTGGTCACTAGGACACGAACAAAATCAATTCCTGGTCGATACTTCCTCTTATTGTTTCAGGCGAGATTGGCTCATTAAACACTGTCACCACTGGCATTCGGGCTGGGGAGGCGATAGGCGCTTTTTTTCTATCATCAAGGAACTATGCATCAGCAAGGCATTTGTCTCTATAAACCCCATCTCTTATGGTACTACGGGCCTACATACCCTGAATTACCGTCTAGATGATGTCCCGGAAAAGAAGTATGGTTCTCTCGATTTCTTCAAGAAGGGAAACGATATCATTCGCAAACATTATGGTGAATATCCTTGGAACCGACCAGTACCGAGCATACAGGGAAAGACCTTTGAATCTATAGATGCCATGAAGAATGATATTATAAAAATCAAACAACACTATGGAGAATAGAATGTCGAAGAAAGATTTGATCATCGGGGGATGTTCTGGCTATGATTGGTCCCAGCTTCAATATTGGGTCAACTCGATCAGACGATCTGGTTTCGATGGTGATGTCGCCCTGGTGGCAACCAATATCACCAAGGAAACAATCGACAAGTTGACCTCACAGGGTGTTCTGCTTGAACTATATGGAAGCCAGGACAAGCACGGGGGATTTACTGCAAATGGTGGTGAGGCCCATGCCCCGCATGTGGCCAGATTTTTCTATATCTGGAATTTCCTGAACCATAACCAGGACAAGTATCGATATGTCATCACGACCGACGTGAAGGATGTTATCTTTCAACGCAATCCTTCACTCTGGCTCAACAATTATAGCATTGGACTCAATGGATCAGAACTGGTCTGTAGCTCAGAGGGTATGAAATATAAATCAGAACCTTGGGGTGCCAAGAACTTCTATGATACCTTTGGTCCATTCTTCTTCGAAAAGTATAAAGACAATCTGATCTACAATGTTGGTGTCATCGCCGGAACCGAGACTTATGTGCGAGACCTGTTGTTGATGATCTTCCAGATGTCAATCAATCGGCCAATCCCTGTCGTAGATCAGGCCGTCTATAATTTCCTCATCTCACAATCGATGTTCGATGATGTGGCATATAAGGTAAGGAATAATAATCTTTGGGCTATCCAGCTAGGCACGACTATTCATGCCATCGACTCTGGTTCTGGTGATATCGGTCTGGAAGTTCAAAATGATCAATCAAAAAGAATCATATACCAGACGAACTATATCGATAAGCAGCCCAAGATTCTAGATGATGGAATGGTGGTTGATGCTCCTTTTAACGAGGCATTCACTATTGTCCACCAGTATGATAGAGTTCATGGCCTGAAGGAAAAACTTGAGGGTAGATACGGTGACTGACATTACTTTCGGCAACCCCGATTATTATACCATCAAAGAAAAAGAATCCTTTGGTATGTGGCCCGATCTTGCCCTACCGGCCTGGGGCATTCTTCCCTATCTAAAGCGCCTTCCCGAACCAGTATCGGGCATTCTGGTGGGTGTGGGTAAAGGCGAGAATGCCCATGTTCTTTCCAATAATCTGAATATTAAAGAATTATGGGGAATAGACCCATATGTTCCTTATCGAGATATCGATACCGACCGAACTCAAGAAGACGTGGATAATTATTTGAAAACTATGGAAAAAAATCTAGAAGGATATAATTTCGGCTTAGTATCTGGGACAGGATTGTCTGATGATACCTATGATTTTCTTATGATCGACACCCAAAAAACAGTTGCAGAAGACCTGGAATTGTTCTATCCTAAGCTACGAAAGGGTGGTTATGTCTGGGGTGGTCTCAACAATCTCTTGGTAGTCATGGACGGTCTCAGAACCTTTCGTGACAAGAATAAGGTCCGAGTGCCTATCAATCATTCCAAAAACTTCGTCTGGTTCTGGAGGAAAGCATGAACCCGTGGATTCCGGTAACAGTTGTGGTTTCGATTTTTATTATTGTATGGGGAATTTCTATATGGGTGGAAGTTTCCAATTTTCCAGAATACGAACAATATTGTTTCCAACGTGGTTGGGTTTATGAAGGGCGACACCAGTGTCTAGACGAAGGAACTGGCGAATATCATCAGTTTAATCCCGCGACAGCATTGAGACTCTATAGACCATGAACACCTTCTTCATCAATACTGCCCTCAATGTCAAGCGACTCTCGGTCTATGATAATGATACCAGATTTTCCCAACTGATGGGAACTCTCGACAGCATCAATAGGTATGTTCTTGGTAATAGGAAATATATATTCGATTCTTCACCAGAAGAACCAGACCTAGAAAAAGTCAGAATTCTTGAAGCTGCTGGCGTGAATTTCATGTATTTTGGTGCCGATCCGGTGGTGAAGGCATATTCTGATGCTGGTTTTCGTAGTCTGGCCGAGACTACTTCATTCAAAATGTTTCTCAAGCAGGTAAAATATCGAATAGAGCCAGGAAGAATCTATAAACTTTCAGGTCGCTATCAACTGAATGAAAATTGTTCTATGGCTTTCCAAGGAAGCGATCTTACCGATTCGTTCGTGTTTTCTAAAGCTCTCGATAGCTGGATGCATCCCCATGCCCAGGCCAGGGCCGGAGTGTCGAAACTGTTTCGTTTGAGGTTCTGGCATATGGACACTTCTTTGCTGGAATTCTTTATTTCAAAACTTGACTTTATATATCAGGAATGCCTTGATCATCACATAGATATCGAACATGCCTACTATAAGGTTCTCAGTCCTTTCGATAACATAAAAGAAGTGAACAAGATCGGCGTCGAGGGGTATATAGCCCCTTCCGGTGAATGGATAGAAGAATAAAGGGAGAATTGTTATGAACGAGAAAATGAAGCATCAATGGATCGATGCCCTGCGTTCTGATAAGTTCAATCAATGTGGACATTATCTCAAGGTCTTCCTTGATGAAAAAGACCCGACCAAATGTTCTCATTGTGCTGTTGGGGTGGCATGTGAACTGTTCATTCCAGAGAAGTTTACGGCTGTGGAAGGATCGTCCTTTAATTTCTTCAGAATTGAACACAGCTATGCACATCTGAAATCTGTTACTGGAATAAGTGTAGATATGTTCAAGAAGGTCATTCATTGTAATGATACTGGTGGGTCCTATGAAGACTGCGCCAAGGTGATCGAATCATTCGAGGCCGTATGATGGAATTCATTCTCAGTCTAGGATTTCTCATCTTGTTTCCTGGAATTGGATATTTTAAAGACGACCCGAAATTACTGATAGCTGCTGCTGAATATCTTCGAGAAGGAACAACTGTATGAAAAACGTCCTAGTTACCGGGGGCTGTGGTTTCATTGGCCATCATGTCATCAATGCTATCATCGAGAGAACCGACTGGAATATCGTCTCTCTGGATCGTCTCGACTATTCAGGTAATATGAATAGGCTGCACGAGATCATGAACGATTATCCCCAATCGACACAAAAGCGGGTCAAGATCGTATTCCATGATCTGAAGGCCGAACTGAACCCTCTGATCACCAATTTCATCGGTCCTGTAGATACGATCCTACATCTGGCCGCAGCCTCACATGTGGATCGTGCAATCACCCACCCCATGGAATTCGTAAATGATAACATCATTGGTACGGCCAATCTATTGGAATACGCACGCAGACTTCATGGCCTTCATAAATTCCTCTACTTTTCTACGGACGAAATATTCGGGGTGGCACCACCTGGGGTCGAATATTGTGAGAGGGCACGCTATAATAGTACAAACCCATATTCAGCAAGCAAGGCCGCAGCCGAGGAACTCTGTGTAGCCTGGGAAAATACCTATAAAATCCCTATGGTGGTCACCCATACGATGAATGTCTTTGGGGAACGCCAGACACCCGAGAAATTTATCCCTCTCTGTATCCGCCGTATTGCCAATGGCGAGAAGATTTCGATCCATGCCGACAGCACCAGAACACAGGCAGGTAGTCGTTTCTATATACACGCCACAGACGTAGCCGATGCCCTGCTCTTTATTCTCCAGAAGAACCCGGCCGGATCGATGGACTATGGTGGGGCCAAATGCAAGAAATTCAACATCGTGGGCAAAGAAGAAGTAGATAACCTGACCGTGGCCCAGATGATCGCCCGTGCACAGGATAAGCCTCTTATTCATGAAATGGTCGATTTCCATACCTCACGTCCCGGTCATGATCTGAGATATGCTTTGTCTGGCGATCTTATGCGGGAACGCGGCTGGGAACCTACAGTATCGTTCCAGGAACGCATTTTCCAGGTCACAGATTGGTATATTCAAAACAGAAGGTGGTTAGACCTATGATAGAAGTATTATCACTATTGGTTACAACATTATTTATGGTTATGATGCTCAGTATGCTATGGGCCGCCAGATCATGACAGAACAAATACTCGAATGCATCGCCTGTGGTAATAAAGAATTAGTTCCCCTGCTCAATCTGGGCGATCAAGCCCTGGCTAATTCCTATCTCGATAATGCCGATGATAATGAACTGACATATCCTCTGGCCACCAATCGCTGCACCGAATGTAACCATGTGCAACTCACTCATAAAGTAGACCCCAATCTTCTATTCAAGAACTATCTCTATGTCTCTGGCACGTCCAAGACCCAGCTAGAATATTTCGATTGGTTTGCTAATGAATTTCATCTTGATGGTAAAACCGTCCTCGACATCGGGTGTAACGATGGAAGCCAGCTAGATGCATTCAAAAAAATTGGTTTCGAGACCTATGGTGTTGACCCGGCCGCGAACCTACACCATCTATCGATTAAGAACCATAACACTCTTTGTAAGTATTTTGATGGTTCTGAGTTTGATGATAAGAAATTCGATCTTATCGTATGTCAGAATGCCTTTGCCCATAACTACGACCAACTCGAATTTCTTCTGAATATGAAGAAGAAACTTAATGGTGCTATCATCATTACCACGTCACAGGCCGACATGATTCTAAATGGTGAGTTTGATACGATCTACCACGAGCACCTTTCATTCTATAATACACAATCAATGCAAGCTTTGTGTAGTAGAGCCGGTCTATTTCTTTCTGAGGTAAAGAAACATCCTATCCATGGTAATAGCTATATCTTTGTTATCACTAAGTTCAATATAAATGGAAAGCTACCCGGTTCTGTGGATAAGATGATCCGGGCCGAAGAGAATTTAGGTCTCTATCATAATGATATCTACCAGACCTATGTCGATAAGTGTAAGGAAGTGAAGACATACTTCAGGTTCTTTATCAAGAAGTATAGGAACCAGGGCATTCCGGTGGTGGGGTATGGTGCCCCGGCCAAGGCCAACACATTTATGAATTGGGCCGGTATTGGTCCAGACTTCATCGTTGATGATAATGAACTGAAACAGGGGAAGTTCACGCCCGGTCTGAGAATTCCTATCCTATCCTCTCAGAAACTCATAGATATGACTGAGGATAAGGTGGCATTCATTCCTCTGGCCTGGAACTTTTATGATGAGATCATTCCCAAGATCAGGGCCTTACGACCATGCACTGCCAATGATACATACTTCCGTTACTTTCCTAGAATAGAGGTAACGCGGACAAATGGATAAGCCAACCCTGAGAATAGGTTTCGTTGACTATTTCAAGCCCATGGATACCTTCTTTATGGAAACCCTGGCTACCGATTTCACCATAGTCAGAGACGACCAGGACCCGGACTATCTCTTCTTCTGTGACGAGAACTATGGTGTCAGGAATAAAGAGTATGATAATAAAAAGTGTGTCAAGATTTTCTATACCGGCGAGAACCGAAGGCCCTGGAACTATTCCTGCAACTTCGCCATCTCGTTCGATCACCTGACAGGAAACAATGTTTATCGCCTTCCTCTCTATGTTCTGGATAATTGGTGGTATAAGAAGAGCCTAGGCCTGGAAGATATTCGAGATATCCATAGGAATAATTATGCCGCTGATAAGACCGGGTTCTGTTCGTTCGTTGTTCGTAATGGCCATAACCCGGTCAGAAATGATATGTTTCATAAGCTCTCGGAATATAAGAAAGTGGATAGTGCCGGGGAATGGCTGAATAATACAGGATATATTCTTGACAGATCGCCAGGAAAGTTCCATACATCGAAGCTCGATTTCCTCAGAACAAGAAAGTTCAATCTCTGTTATGAAAATGGTCAATGGCCCGGATACGTCACTGAAAAACTCTATCATGCTCTATACGCTGGTACAATACCAATATACTGGGGAAGCCCGACAGTTGGTCTCGATTTCAATCCTGATGCAATCATTTCGAGACATGATTTCGAGACAGACGAAGGAATGATCGACTGGATCATTCGAGTGGATGAAGAAGATTGGCTATATGATGATATCGTCAATAAACCAATTTTCAGATATAATGAGTGGTCCAGATTAAACTACTTCGATCTGACCCGTTTCAACAGATGGTTCATGGAGAATGTATATGGTTCTTTTGAAAAAAACGCGGCATAGTTTCATGCTAAGGCATATCGCAGGATTCAAAGAAATAGCCTGGGGATATCATTCCTGGTTGGCCAATGATATTAGTGAATTGGTTTATAATAAGATATTCGAGGTAGAAGACAAAATCAAAGAGGGGTTGTATAAACGATGAATATAGGGGTACTCTTCTATGGAATTCTAATGGGCGGTGGCGGGCGAACTGGTTCTGAGCGAGACTATCGCCATTGCTGGCCCAATATCGAGGAAATGCTGATAACCCCCTTCATCGACCAGGGGCATAAGGTGGCCAAGTTCGTCTCAACATATGACCGTTTCAATAAAAAAGAAGATCGTGATGAATTTGTGAATATAGTGAATCCCACAAAGGTAGTCTTTTCAACATTCGAAGGTTCTGACCCCTTCACAGCCAAAGGAAGTTCTTTTGAGGCTCTTTATAATGTTCCAGAGCTTGATGTTATCATAATGTCCCGCCTCGATGTTCACTGGACCAAGAAGCTGGCCGACGAGAATATCGATTGGTTCAAATTTAATTTCCTTTTCCGAGAAAAAGGTTGGTGGGAGAGTAATAAATTCGCCTGTGATAATCTATATATCTGGCCGCACATCATCACATCATGGGTTAAACAGGCCATGCACGAGACCTATACATTCCCACGGGGAAAGCCCCTGGTCGATACCCATGCCCTTCCTATCAAACTAGGACAGTATGTGCCAGAAAACATGATGCACTTCATTTCCGAGGAACATTTTATAAGTGACATGAATCCTTACTATACTTGTTGCCGAAATGGTCTTCCTGAACACGAAGATAGATTTAAATACCTACATCCCGAGGTTAAGGAAAGATTCTATAAATGAAGACAGTGATCGAGGTTGGTGCTAATGAGGGTCAGCACACAGAAGGTTTTATCGAGAATTATGATCGAGTTTTCTGCTTCGAACCAATCCCTCAACACTATGCTAATTTGGTGAGGAAATACGGACATCTGGAGAATTTCTATGGTATTGCTGCCGCTATCGATATTGACAACGGTTGGAAAACATTTCACCTCTCAGAGTATCGGGACTGGGGATGTTCATCACTGCATCAATTCAAGCCCGATATACACGAGCATTGGTCTCGTGAAGATTTCAATTTTACTAGAAATATACAACACATGATGTGTATGCGACTAGATTGGTTTATGAACTATTATGGTATTGATGAGGTCGATTACCTCCATATCGATGCCCAGGGCAATGACCTGAATGTGCTTAAGAGCCTGGGTAATCGTATCTATAGCATCAAGAGGGGCGTCTGTGAGGCTGCCGGTAATGTCTCGCTCTATGATGTGGACAATACCAAAGAAACTGTGGCGGCATGGTTTGATCATTTCGGCAAGCTATTTACTCTAGATATTCAGGATGATGGTGCTGATGGTAATGAGGTCAATATATACTTTGAGAGGAACTATTGAAATGAAACCAGTATTCAATAGCGATGATCTTATGAACCCTATTTTCTTAGTTTATCAATCTATGAAAGGGTTTCCGTGGGGAAAATTAGAACTAGACACATGTCTTAGATATGTACTGAATCAATTAAATGATGAATAAACTATTTCTGTTCGATCTTGATGGTGTTCTTATAGATTCTAGAGAACTTCATTATGAGGCCCTGAACGATGCCCTTAATCTTTATAGCAGTGATTATGTGATTTCCCGAGAAGAACACCTGAGCATCTATGATGGTCTGAGCACCACCAAGAAGCTGGAACTTCTCACCAAAAATAAGGGTCTTTCGACTTCCCTCTATAATAATATCTGGGAACTGAAGCAGAGAAAGACCTTCGACCTGATCGAGAAGAAGTTTAGACATAACCCCAAAATCTGGAAGATGTTCAATCAGATCAAGACCAAGGGTTATAAAATCGCTGTGGCTTCAAACTCAGTCAGAGAGACAGTAAAGCTATCTCTCCTGAAGATCGGCGTTATGGAATTCGTCGATTACTATGTTAGTAACGAAGACGTTAAGCGCCATAAGCCCTATCCCGAGATGTACTGGAAATGTATGATCGCCATGAATGCCTTGCCTAGGGATACAGTTATATTCGAAGATTCTCATATAGGGCGACAAGGCGCATTGGATTCTGGTGCCCATCTTATACCCATCAAGGACACGAACGATATGACCCAAGAAAAAATAGAAGATGCCTATGATGTTCTACAAGGCATTAAGAAGAAAAATGTCCAATGGAGAGATAAGAAAATGAATGTTCTTATTCCTATGGCCGGGGCCGGTAGTCGATTTGCTCAGGCCGGGTATACATTTCCTAAGCCTCTTATCGAGGTTCATGGTAAGCCCATGATCCAGGTCGTGGTCGAGAACTTGAATATTGATGCTCATTTCATCTATGTCTGCCAACAAGAGCACTATGATAAATATAATCTCAAGCAACTTTTGAATCTTATCACGCCCGGCTGTGATATTATTCCAATATCACCATCAACTAGTTATGTAACCTCAACTGTCGGAAAAAGAATTTTTATAAATGAAAATGGATTGACAGAAGGAGCGGCCTGCACTACGTTGGTGGCCTCTAAATTGATCGATAATGATAGTCCTCTATTATTTTCTAACTCTGATCAGTTTATCGAATGGAATTCAAACGAGGTTCTCTATGCCTTTACAGCCGATGGTGTCGATGGTGGAATCCTTACGTTTGAGGGGACTCATCCCAAATGGTCTTTCGCAAAGATTGGAAGTGATGGGTTTGTTTCAGAAGTTGCCGAGAAAAATCCAATCTCAAACTTGGCCACTTGCGGAGTTTATTATTGGGCTAAGGGACGGGATTACGTTAGATATGCTAGAGAAATGATCGATAAAAATATTCGAGTAAATAATGAATTTTATGTGGCTCCGGTCTATAATCAGGCCATACAGGACGGAAAGAAGATCAGAACTAAGAACATCGATAAGATGTGGGGTCTCGGGACACCATCTGATCTAGAATACTTCATAAGGAACTATAAAGGAGAAATCTAAAATGAATGGTATTGGTTGGGCTGTAAAGCAAATGCAAGATGGTCATAG